TCCATAAATAACCGCATTATCATCGAGATATATTTGCGATTTTGTGCCAACAAATGTCATTGTGCTTGTGCTTGTTGCCTTTTGAATACCATTAATATACACGGCAAAGTCACCCGATTTGTACCGATAAGCAAGTTTTATTCTTTGACCTATGGTGTAAGTTGATGCACTTATAGAAATTGTATTAAATGTGCCATTGCCAAGAAATGTTTGGCACTCGATACTTCCGTTGGGCTTGTATAAAATTGCATTCGTACTAATCGTGCTTGGGCTTCTGTCGTTGTTGTAAATGTTGATGTTATTTGCCCCTATTCCGTTTACATAAAAGTCAACAAAAATCACTCCCTCCGTCTGCCCAATCAAAGAACTGATTCCCGTCTTTGATGCAGTATCCGCAATACGGGTGGCTGATGCGCCCGTAGTAATGATGGTAGTTGTGCTATATGCACCTTGCTCAAATTGTGGGGCTGCTTGTAGAAAACCCTGCCCCGTTGACAATGTTGAAGCAACCTGCATCAAGTAAGAAACAGGAGTTCCGCCACTAATAGACGCCCCCGTTGTAATTGTAACACTAACACGATACCAACCATTACCAACATTTTGAACACTACCCGTACACGAACTACTTGAACCAAGTGTTACGCCCGTAGATGCTATATTAATTATTTGATTCCAACTTGTTCCACCCCATTGTAAAGAGTTATTATATTCCATTGTTGTGGTGACCGCATATCCATCATATTTGAAATATGCGGAAATTGTATATGTGGTTGAACCTGCCAATGCACTACTAGAACAAATTTGATTGCCATACCTTAAAGTTCCCGATGCTTCGTTTTTTGTTATTCTTGTAGAATTTAACCCTATTACTGGGCTATCGGTTACGCTTGTAGAATAAGCAACGCCCGTTGCCGTATTATAAGATAATTGATTTGGCAACAAATTCGTCCTCTGCGGTTCTAACAACAACGCAGGACAACTGCCGTACATATAACTCAAACGGGGGACATTCAACCTATCGGTTGTGGGGAAATAGGTTTGGGCTGAACTGCCTTCTACTAATTGTGCGCCATAGATAGTTGCATCACATCCAGCATCCGATGTGATTTGTACATTTGTAAATGATGCGGGAATGTAAAGCGTAACACGCTGCCAAGATGAGGTTAAAACTACATCCGCTCTGTAATTATCGGTTGAATCCCGTAATCGTATTATACCCGTTCCTTTTGCATATAGTGAAAAGGTTGTCAGAGAGCCATTAAATACTTGAAAAACTCTATTGCTTGCACTTGCCGATTGAAATCTCCAAGCGTCATTTGCACCCGTGAGTGGGTTTGAAGCATAATTTGCAGTTAATGTTGGAGTTCCAACCAAAGACCAAGGGCTTGTAGAAAATGCATTACTTTGTTGCAACAAATTCCACGGAACTCGTTGAATCAACCCATCGGCATTTGTACGCCAAGCATCACTCGCCCGTGTCCAAGTTAAATCACCGTTTCCGTTTGTGGGGATTTCGGCATATGCTTTGCCACCTTTGTATCCGCTTGGGATGATAAGTAAAGATGCTGACTGCAACAACCCACTCACCGCATCCACACAAGCACCCGCTTCAGTTACTCCGCCATCGGCAGTAACTCGGCTTTGATAAGCACCAAAAATCCCTTGGGCATAGTTGGAACGATTGATTCCAATGCCCAATCCAATGCCCATTCTACGCATTAGTATGCGATTACAGAACCAGAGGAAGTAACGAAACCTGTGATTTTGTTACCCTTGCCAGCGGGCAAATAAACGCCCTGCTTGAAAGTAATGCCGCTCATACCGCGTGCAGTTAGCACGTTGGTTGCTGTGCCGTTTTCTTGGGTAACTGTAAACGAGGTAAATACTGTATCTTCTTGGGGCACCAAAGCGTCATAACTTACGCCTGTAACTGTTGCCGCTCCGTGTCTTACAAATCCGTCGTAACCTGCTACGATGTCAATAGATGCTTCTGCCATAATGAATGCAATTTACAAAAGCCCCACCGCCAACTCGTTAACAAATTAAACGCTGCTAATAATATACCACTGGGCGCCGTCGCTTATAATTGTTTTGCTACCATACAACTGATTTATTGTTGTACTACTGGAGCCGTTTATATTATAAGAGCCGCCGCTTATAGTTACCACGTGCGCCGTTGCTGTCTTCATGAAATAGTATTTCTTACCCTTGCTCTCGGTTGCGTTGGGCAGGTTTACTACAACATTCCCATCCGTAGTATTGCAAATAATAAGCTCGTAGCCGTTTGTAATTGTGTGGGTGCCTGCTGTGTAAACTACAGAAGCGTTGTGCTCCTGTATGTGCCAGCCTAATACCTCGGTGCTGTCTTTGTATTCTAGCATCACTTCCCAGCGTGTATTCAATGTAGGCTGCGCAGTTGGTGCGCCTTCTGAATAGTTTACCAGGTATTCTAAAACTCTGTCCTGTACAGCGCTAGTCTCTAGGTTGAGCTTTGTAATTGCGAACTCATGATAATTAAGCCTGTCTTTAATTATGCGCTCGCCCGTTCTGGGGTTATAGTCGCTAGTGCCGCCTCCAGTTGCAAGCGTGTAGTCTGGCGCTAGTCCAATCCATTCGCCGTTCCAACTTTCTGAGCGTGGGTTAAAAGTACCGCCGTTAAATAGCCATTTAGTAGAGTCAAAACTTAAAGACTTAATAGCACTCAATGTGCCAGCGTCGTGCCAAGTTCCTTGTATAACAGTTACAAATTTATTGTAAGCCCCTGCTATTCGCTTGCCTATAATTTCGCCTAGGTCCCCGTGTATACTACCGCTATAACCGCTATACCAATCCGAACTTACTACCCATGAGGTGCCGTTATAAACGTATACAGAGCCAAATCCGTATAGGCCCTCGTCGTCGTAATAGGCTGGCGCCACTTTAACAAGCTGCGAGTTACCACTAGCCGCGCCAGTTACGCTTACAGTCTGCTTAGTAGTTCTAGAAAAGTCTGGGTCCTCTTGAGTGCTATAAGGCTGCGCCGCTGTAATGGTCCCCCAGAAGTTTATAGGGTAGCTCATATTAGAAGCCCAGTTATTAGGGGCCACAAAGAAACCCTCTTCCGCTTCTATGTAATAGTCGACGTATAGCTGAGTAAAGCCCGTTGGTATTGGAGGCAGTACAAAGTCTAGCGCATGAGTGTTATAAGAGTTTCTAGTATTGGTTACAGTTAACTCTTGCTGCATATAAAGGGCCGTAGTTAGTGGCGTAAAATATGCGTTTAAGTTTGGGCTGTATTGTCTTATACCAGTAGAGCCGTTAGTTACATAAATGCGGTAGTTAAATAAATAACGCTGGTAACGCTTTGCGCTAGAGGTAGACAAAGCTACAAAGCTGTCGTCAAACCACTTACAAAGCATGCGTACCCGCGTAGGCTTGCTAGCTTCTATGGTTTTATTTACTATGCTTAACTCTATGCTGTTATTGTCTGGCTCTGTGCGTAATACAAAAATAGCGTTTTGCCTGTCTTCTATTACGTCAACTGCTCTAACTGGTGGCTGGTAACTCAGCGAGGGCTTAGCTTCCCATTGCGGCCTGTCATTGCTACCAAGCGCCACAGCGTGAGCCGTGCTGCCTGTGCTTTGGTAAGTGCCAGCTGCGTTATAAATTCTAGTACTTAAGTTAGTTGCATTATAAGCGTCGTCTGGTAAAATCCAAAAAGAGCCAGACTCTAAAATAATACGCGCGCCGTAAATAGACAGTATTTGTTCTATGGCCTGCTTGCACGTCAATAAGTCTATGTCGGTCGTAGCCTCAAAAGGGTCCGTAGTATTTATAAATTTAACGTCTGAAAAAGGGTCAAAGCTATTGTAAAACGAAAGCACGTTAAAGCGCGTATTAGCTAGACCCTTGTAGCTTGCCTGCGCAGTGTCGTACATTGTAACTCCGTCACGTAAATAATTTACAGAGCTTAAATAAGTCCAGTAGTCATCAAGTCCACAATATTCTAAACACTTGCGTATAATTTCTAGGCCAGTAGCGTAGCCGTCTGTAAACCAGTCGGGGCTAACATTAAAGCCCTCCATTAAGTTTAAAGAGTCAACAGCCACCAAGTCAAACACAGGCGCGCCGTCTATGCTCTCTCTTAAATAGTCTGCTTGGTCCGCTACGACTCTACCAACATAAAACAAAGCCCCGCCCCTATATACAACTATTGCATACTTAGACTCTTCGCTGTTGGCTATTGCTATAAAAGCATTTCTAACGGTGTCGTTAGGCATAAGCCAGTTAGTAGAAATTCTAGAAGGCCTAGTATAGTTTTCGTAATAGGTATTGCCTTGGCCTTGGCGCTCAATAGAAAAACCGTTACCAGCAAGCGTTAGCTCTGTGCCGCCTGTTTTGCTGCCAGTAGCCCCGTCGTAAAGTTCTACCCTATACTCTATATTTTCTATGCTCAAAAAAGAGCCGTAATAAATTCTAGCCACGTCGTGAGTCTTTGTTATACCGTTCTATTACTAGCGCTAAGTCGCGCCCGCTTATTGTTGTGCTAGCTACATAGCCCGCGCTGTCGCCAGTTCCTTTTAGCATGCCCTTAAGTTTGTCTAAAGGTGCTATAACTTCTGGGTTATTTCTGGCGTTAGGGTATTCACCTACCAAGCCCAAAGTAGGCCCGCTTACTAGACCACCCTCGGCGAAGGCCGTAGGCTCTGGCCCTTTATTAAGCATGCCCGTTATAATTGCAGAGCCCGCAATAAGCGCGACACCCGCCGCAGCTGCTGCTACTGGGTTCTTTAAAATAAAGTCCTTAAATGCTTTAGAAGCTGTGGCCGTTGCTACCAACGCGCTACCAAAAGCCCGCATAAATTTAGCAACTGCTTTAAGCATTGATTTACCAAAGTCCTCAAAGCTACCCACTTGCCCCGACATGATGCCGCCGAGCAAGTCGCCAAAACTGGTTAAGCCTTCAACGGTTAAATTGTTAAAAGCTTGGTTAACGCCTTCCATGGCTTCGGCCATGCGCTCTTGGTACTCTTCTGCGTCTATTGCCTGCCGTAATTCAGAAGCGCGAAGCTCTCGCTCGGCGTCTGTCATTGCTACGGTAGTCGACTTTATAGGCCCGCTAATTGCTTGCGGGTTAAGCTTAGGCGTAGCTTTGTCTATGCCTTGCCTGTCAATAGAGTAATAACTGCTTACTCGCTCTTGCCCTTCCCTTTCTATTTTGGCCTGCTCTTCGTTAAACTTACGCTGTTTTGCAAGACGTTTATTATAAGCCTCTTGCTGCTGCCTTAAAGTTTCGGCTGCGCGTTCTGCTTGCTTAGCCGCCTCTTCTGTATTGTACTTGTCTCGCTCAATTTTTAAAACTAATAGGGATGTCTTAGTGTCGTCTATTATTTTGCCCCAGTTCTCTTTATTGTTTTTGCCAAAGTTGGCGCGAGCCTTTTGTAAAGTTATATTTAAGTTTTGCTCTTGCTTTGCGAAGGCGCCCAACTTGTCGCCCTTGGCTTCTAGTACTCTTATGTCTCGCTCGTTTGCTGCTATTGTTTTGTCGAGCGTATTATTTAAACCTTTAAGCGCGGCGTCGGCTGGAAAAATTGCGTCCTTTAATTTGTCAAAGTTTGCAATTAACGCACCCAAGCCAGCAATTACAACGCCTATTCCAATACTCATTAAGGCAGTTCTAAAGGCCAGAGTGGCCCCTGTGGCCCCTCCTGTTGCAATAGTATAAACTCTAGTAGCTGCTGAACTTATACCCATACGCACCGCGCTCTCTGCTTGTAATGCGTTTTGTATTGCTTGCACTCCATTTACTAAAGCTATGGCCCCTTGCAGTTTAACCATAGTTTTCTGTAAGTCTTCGCTCTCTACACCGCTTAAGGCAAGTGCCCCCTCTACTGCACCAAAGGCACCAGCGACAGCTTGCACGCCACCCAGAACAGCGTCGAGTCTTCTGGTGTCGCTAGAAAAGTAGTTAACCTCAGCCCTAGCGTCGCCTATGCTGTCTTTTATTTTACCCGCTTGCTTTACTATGTCATTGGCAGCAGCCGCGAACTCTGGACCCAAAGCACGTGCCTCCATTGCCAACTGGGTTAACTGCTTTACAGTTGCCATAGTTGGGTTACGGGTTGCAATGCTTGCCAGTTTCTCTTCTATTTTCTTAGCAGCCTCGGCGGTCTCAGCCGTCATTTTATTGCCGCTGCTTTGTATTACTGCGATAGCGTCATTAAGCCCCTTGCGGAGTTTCTCGATGTCTGCGCCAATTACTATATTTAGAGAGCGTGCCATTAACGAATATAATTAATAATAAAGTCCTGCGCTACATGGTAGACACCTGCAAAGCCTGCCTCGTCGTCGCTTAAGTGCACCTCACTGTCGAACTCAATAGATTGACAATAAACACCGTTAAAGGTGCTAGGAAAACTAACGGCTTCTAAAGCATTGCGAACCGCAGCAGCTACCGCAGTAGCGCTAGCAAACGTAGTACCAAAACTACTAACCTGCACCCGCGCAAAGTCTGTGCGGCTGTGGCTAGTATTGGTAGGGCTTGCTATAATGCTAACTAGGTTATAAGAAATAGCTGGAAAAGCTGACTCTTGCGGGATGCGCAAGGGGTTTAAGCGTGTACTAACTAAGGCCGTAAGCGCTGAGTTATTGCTTAATATGTTGTAGACTATTTTTATAGGTGCGCTCATGCCTTGGCGTCTGGGGTTAATTTGTCAAAGACATGCGAATATAACCTTAAGGCGTCCTCTATACTAATATAGTCTGGCTCTTCCCATGGAAAAGTTAACAAGCGTTTTGGCTCTATGGGTTTCTTTAGGTGCGGGGCCATAGAAGTAGCAACGGCCCAGCGCATTAATTCCCACTGGTTTCTATACTCTTGAGTCTGCGCGTTACGCATGCCCTCAAGTTTTAAGCGCCAAAAGCGAGGCGTACACTTTAAAAACTCGCGCTCGCTTAGGTTAAGTTCTCCGTAGCTTATACGCTCAACACTGCGCCAAGTTAGCGGGGCGCTGTCGCCCTTGGCGTTTACTTTCCCTCTGGCTCGTCCGTACTAAAAAAGTCTGTAACGGCTTGAGTAAAGGCGTCGAGCGCAGGGCTCAACTCTGTAAACTTTGTAATAGAGGCGCCTAACTTTTGCACTGTTGCAAACGGCGTCTTTTCTCCTTTGGCCTCGTAGCCTTCAAGTATTCCGTAGAAGGCACAGCTTAGTGCAAAGTCCATGCTTTTAGCTAAGTCTTTTTGGAGGTTTAAGTCTGCGAAGGTTTCCATACCAGCCAACTGCATAACATTCCGCAGGCTATTCATGTTAAATAATAAGGGGTGACTAGCACCCCCTATTTTAATTTCTGTGCTCATAGGCACAAATATAAGACAAAAAGTATTAAGGCGATACGGTGCCAATAGTCAAAGCGCCAGTACCTTGCAAGGTTCCTGTAAAAGTTGCTTTGTCGTTATTGGGTGCGCTCAAAGACAAACTACTAAAAAAAGCAGAGCCTGTAAATTTTTCGTCTCCGCTTACATTGGTAGTCATAACAACAGTAACAGAAGTGCCAGCCAAAAGGTCTGTAAGCAAGTCTTTAAAAGACAAGCCGCTAGTACTTACTGAGCTGTCGTTTTCAAAAATGCCCTCAACGTTAAGAGTGTAGCCGTACTCGCCAGCAATAAACTCTTTAGCGCCCGCGCTGTCTTTGTTAGTTACGTCAATCATGTCCTTAGAAATGTCGACGCTGTGGGAGGTCGCGTTAGCGATTTTAGTTAAGGTGCCCGCTACATCCTTGTAGATGCTTATGAGCGTGCCGTTTACTGGTCCAGTAGTTGCCATGGTTATTTATATATTAATTTATTTTTCTTTGCTAAATCGCGTAGTATACCGTCTACGCCTTTAATTATATTCTCTGTCACTTGGGTAGCGTTAGCGTCAACAGCGCGCTGCATAAAACGAACTGGCGCAATGTTACCAGTATAGCGGCCAGTGCTTGACTGTATACGCGCTACCGTTCCATATTCAAACATAGCCCCCAAATAACTATTATAGTACTCTTTACGCAAACCTATTAAAGCTTTGTCTAGGTTGCTGCTGTCTTTGCTTTTAATAAACCCAATAGAGTCGCGCAAGTCCCCAGTGTCAGAAGGCACCAAACTTTTAGCAGTCGCTATAATTGGCTCGCTGTTTTTTTGTATAACGTCTTGCAACTTGGGGCTTTTAATTTCTACCCCCATAGCATGCAAAGACTGTAATACTTCCGCCATATTTTCTAACTGCTCTTTTGCCATTATTGGGTTAATTCGGTTTGCAATTTCAAATATAAGTTGCGCTGTAAATTGGCTATGTTAACAATGTTATGCGTGCCGCTGTCGTCTACTACTCTATGCTTAACACCTACGGCAGAATTATAGCGAATGGTATAAAACACAATTTGTTTGTGTTCTCTTCGGTCCGCGTTTACATTCTCGCTGCCGCTCTCCTGCTCGACGCGCTGGGCCCATGCCGTAGCGTACTCGGTCCAAGTTTGCAGCTTTTCCCCTGTGTTGGTGTCTATTGTTTCCGTGTAGCTTTGCAAACTTACTAGCACGTCCATTAAGCCCGCGTTCATTATACTAGTATTTGTATTTTGTAAGCGTCTAACAAGTAGTGAAACCCGTAGCTCATTTCACTAGAAATAGTGCCCGTAATAATTGCCTGTCTATTGTCGTAGTATTGAGCCACCAACAAAAGCGCAGCGTGCTTAATAGTCGCTGGAAAAATTGTGTCTGGCTCTACGCTTGTCGTGCCAACTGGGTTAAAGCCCTCTGTAATTTCAACAATATACTTTATATTGTCGTCAGTTACTTGCGTCGGTGCGGTTTCTATAAATACGTTACGGCTAAATAAACCCATAGGCTCTGGGCTGGCTATCCAGTCGGCAGCGTCGTAAGCAGTTACCGCGTTAGACTCATTAACATAGTACACACCGCCAACAGCCAAGCAGCGCGTATTTAAGCGCAAGTAATTGCCGCTTGGTATATTGGTACCGTTAAGAGGGTTAACTAACGCTGGCTGGCCTGTAAAGCCGTCAAAGCCATAGCGTGCCGTCGCCTTTCTAATTGAGTAGCCTAAGTAATTACTGCAAGCCTCAATAGCCATAGCAATAAGCCCACTAATATAGGAGTCGTCCGAGCTAGCGGTAACTCTTAAATGAGTCTTAGCGTCGGCCAAACTTAAGTAGTCGGTGGCTGCGTTTGTGTAGGCGGTATAATGTCTTGAGACTAACATAATTTTTTTACTCAGCGTCTAGCTCAGTTTCTGGGTTTACTGGTTTTACTTTTTTGCTAGGCTTGCTAGGGGTAAGCGCTATAATTTCTTCTGCAACTCCAGCCTCTATTAAAAGCATGGCCTGCTTAGTTTCCATTATAGCCTCTTCTCCAGCGTTGTAGCTAAGGTTAAATTTTCCTGTTGGGTTTGCAATAAACTTAATCTTCATTTAGCCCAAGGGCCGTGCAGTCAAGACGGCCCTTAGCACTTGGAACTTTTACGACCCCAAGCGGTCAAGCTATTAGGCTACGATGTCCTTACAAACTGCGAAGGCAGTAGGTTGCAACAAGTTGCAATCCATGTAAGCGTTAAGCACAACGTTAGTCAAGCCAGCAGTAGCGCCAGAATATGGGTCTACTGTGAGTTCTAATCCGCCAAAAGAGGCAATCGCCATCTTCGAGAAGTCGCCAAAAATCATAGCAGACAAGGTGCTAGAAGTACCTTTAGACAAGTTAGAAGGCACCAAAGTTGAAGTAGCTACAGGGTAGCCGTTCAAGTCCATACCGCCAGCAGGCCAAATAAAGTTACCCTCTACACCAGAAGACTGTCTAGGAATAGTTTGCAAAGCAGCTTTAACTTTAGGGTTAGTCAAGTAAGCAACGCCCTCCCCGTTAGCATTTTCTACCGCCTTCATCAAGTTCACAACGTCAGCCCATACAGGCGCAATTCCGTTAGCGTTAGTGCTGTTAGAACTTGCACCACCAGCAAAAGTTACGTTAACCGCGCTGTTAGCAATAATACCCACAGGCTCGTTAGAACCACCGCCTTTAATAGCAGCAGTTTCCAAAGATTGAGCCATTGCATTAAGCAACCAGTTACGAACGTAAGCGTCAATAGAGTTGCTAGACTGTAACAACAATTGATTTGAAACTTGAATGTAAGCGGCCAAACGCTTAGGGCTGAAAGTCACTTTAGAGAACGCGGGGCTCTTTTCAGTAGCAGTTCCGTTTTCAGTGTTCCAACCTGCAGAAGGCACAGTGCTTGCAGTTGGCATATCCAAGTTACCAACCAATCCAGACAACTGCTGAACACCCAAACCGCGCAAAACAGTCTTAGGCAACAATACGTCAATAATAGAGCCTACGTTAGTCTGAACGTTAACGCCACCTTCAGAGCCAGAAGTTCCGCCAGTAACTGACATGTCACGTTTGAAAACTTCAGAAGGGATTTTAATTGAGTGAGCAGAAACAGAAACTCCAGAGCGCTGGAACTCGTCGCCACCAATTTTTGAAAATTCGCCCTCAACACCTTCGCGGCGTCCAGTAACGGCCATTTCAATAGCGCGCTTAAAGCTATACTCTTTAGCCATTTCGCTCTTTTCTTTTTCCTCGCTGCGGCTAGCAACGTGGCCAGCGGCTTGAGCTGCCAAGTTTTGCAACTTCTCGAGGGTTTCAACTTCAGCTTTAATAGCACCAAGGCGAGCCTCGATTTCAGCCAAGCGGTTAGTTTCAGAGTCAGCCATAGAGCGAGCCTCTTTTTCAATCACAGTTTGCAGAGTAGACAACTCGCCCAACAGGCGGCCGCGCTCTTCTTTCAATGCTTTAATTTTATTCATGGTTTTTGTTTTTTGTTTTATAAATTTTGGTAACGCAATAAAGCCAAGCGCAAAACGTCGGCCGAGGCTTGGCTTCTTTTAGCCTCTTCTATTTGCTGCTCTTCGTCGCGCATAGCTGCAATGCTGCGAGCGTCGGCTTCAGTGTCGGCGTAAGCTGGGTAAGTTACGGGGCTCACGTCGTATAGGTCCTCGATTATAGTAATAACTCGCTTGCCCATATTGCCGTACTTTTCCGAAGTAGTCCAAGTCTGCTCTTTAATGGTAAAGGCAAAGCTGCTTTGTGTAATGTCGCCGCGCATAATAGAGCGAACTACTGACATATGGGTAGGGTTCTCGTAGTCGGGTACCCATGTATACTCTAAATTGCCGTCAGCATTTACAAACACTTTGCAGGTGTCTGCTTTGGTGCGGCCCAGTATTAACTCGGCTTCGTGGTTAAACAAGCAGCGAATGTCATACTCTTTGCTTAAAGCGTAGTCAAAAGCCCCAGCGTTTATAACTTCCTCGAAATAACCTAAGTCGGTCACTGAGTTAATAACAGCAGCAATTCCGCCAATTTCTTTAGGCATGTTCTCACCGTCTGCTCTTGCTATTACGGTGCCTGTAAAGGTTCGCTTCTCTTGTTTCATTAGATTACTTCTGTATTATTAGTGCCCTCTGGGTTATTGTTTTTGTCTGCGGTGCTCATAAGCTGCGCAATTTTGGCGTCCATGTATTCGTTAATTTTACTAGACGGCATTAAGTTACTCTCTATTAGGTACTCGTCGCCGCCGTCAAAGCCGTTAGCGTCTTCAAACATGCGGGCTTCATTACGCGAGAGCCAGCCGCCACGGATGCCTTTATTATAATAGTCTGCGCGCTCATTGGCGGAGGCCCTCAATAGTGAGTTGAAATTAAATTTAAAGTAATAGGTTAGCTTGTCGTTTTCTGTTAACAGCTTGCGGGCAAGTTCCTGCTCTATATTAATAGCATAAGACGCCAAAGTGCGGGCGTAAAAGTCTTGGTATTCCTGTTCGACGCTAGACTTAATACCGTCTTTAGCGCCAATCATAGAAGCGGGCACCCCAAAAATACGGGCTATTTCCTCAGCAGAAAACTTACGCGTTTCTAAGTACTGCGCCTCTTCTGGGCTAAGGCTCAGCTTCTCCATTTTAATACCATTCGGCAAAACAGTAGAACGGCTCGCCCCGTCTATAACGTCGTCTAAACTTTTCTTTAAAGGTACCGCTTGCTCTGGTTTAATTTGTGCGTCACTGGTAAGCAAAAACTTAAGCACTCCGTTTTTATAAACGCCTGCGCTTTGGCTAATAGCCGCCAAGTCAATACCTAAAGTTTCAGCGTGCACCACAATAGGAGAAAGCCCTACTAGTGGGTCATCGCCACAAAGCCCTTTAAAGTGCAGCATGTCGGCAGCTGGCACAATATTAGGAAAGCCTTTTAAGTTAATTTTGTAGAACAGTTGCCCGTCTTGCATTACTGGTGTAACATAGTCTGGCGCAATAGGGTGTAACTCAATACCAAGGTAACGGCCGTCTCTGTTAATAAACGCATAGGCGTTACCCTTAAGCGCCAAGTGGCTAACCATGTATTTAGTAAAGTCGTATTTAGTTTGGTAAGCGTTAGGCTCGTTTACTAGCGCCGTGGCGTAGTGTATAGTAACCTGCTCTCTATTGGTGCCGTCGTCCTTGTAAAGTTTCAAAGACAAGCCCGCTATACCGTCAGCAATAACCCTAACGCACGCGTGTACGCTGGCTATACTTAAAGCCGTTCTGTCGTTAACAGCTTGGCCGCTTTTAGTCTGGTAGCCGAAAACATTGTTTAAGGTATTAATAAACCAGTCCGCAGGCTGAGACAAACCGCTTCGCTTTTCTTTTCTAGGCTGCCAAAACTTTAAATTCATTGGGCGCAAATTACAACGGGCTTAAATTTGTTGTGTTAACATTGTTATTTATTCCTGCCTTGGGAAAGCCAACGGCTAAGTGCTGCGCGAAATACGTCGTAATTCTTATACCGCCTTACGCCAAACTTACCAAAATACTTTTCCTCTGTCGCGTTGTAGGCGTCCTCGTAGGTCCTGTACTTGGGCAAGTTGTTATAATACTCTTGCATATAATCGTCTAAAAATTTCATAAGCTTACAAACCAAAAATCTGAGGGCGCGCCTTTTGCAGCTTCCTGCATGCAAGTGCCTAATGCCATTACTATACTTACGGGGCCGTCGACTTTGTCGCCGCTCTTAGCCTTGTTAATTTTAATATTGCCTGCTGGGTCCGTTGCTAGTAATACATTGCCCATCATCCAGCGGGTAACTGGGTTGCCACCATGTCTTAGCACTCTGTCCTTAACCAGTCGCTCTAGCTCTTTAGTCGGGGCACTCATAGAGACAAACCCCTGTCCAAACGGGTAGAGGCTTAGCCCTTCGTTTTGTAATTCAATAACTAACTGCGAAGAGTTGAAACGGTCAAAAGCTATGTCTTGAATGTCGTAGCGCTCAGCTAGTTGTATTATACGAGCCTTTATAAAAGAGTAGTCTGTAACGTTACCCTCAGTTAATTCTATAAAGCCGTCGGCTGCCCACTGGCGAATAGACTGGCCCGCAGCGTCTTTGCGTTTGTAGGCCGCCTCTGCTGGTAGCCAGTAGTAAGTACGCACAGCATGCAAGTTTGGAAAGTACAAACTGAACGCGCAAAAGTCGCCCGTGCTTGCTAAGTCCAAGCCACCGTAGCAGGCCTCGCCGTCTAGCTCGTCGTCTTGGCTGCACTCATTCCAGACACTGTCGTTAATCCAAGTCTGTGCGGTGTCAGTCCAAACATTAAGTAACTTAGTTTTAAACTCTACCTCTTTATGGACAAACTCTTTGGCCTCAGTAAGCGCTTGCTCTAACTGGCGCGGGTATACTGAAATACCCCAGTTAGGGTTAGCCTTGGCCCATGTCTTTGAGTCGGTCCAGTCGTCGCCTTCGTCCAAAGTGTAAATAACAGAAAAAAGGGCGTCGTCTTTTATACCTCCGTTTAAAACGGCTGCACAATATTGGCGGTGTTTATAGCAGGGCGCCTCGCGATTAAAGCCAGCTGTCGTAATGGTAAATAAAAGCGGCTGGCGTCTAGCCCCCATAGAGTTACGAATTACATTATACAGCTCGTCGTTTGGGTGCGCGTGGTATTCGTCAATACAAGCGAAGTGCGTATTAAGTCCGTCCTGTTTGTTTGGGTTCCATTCTAGCGGCTTATATAAACTCTGGCCGTAAACTATGCGCCTGTTGTTGACTGAGTTGTTAACTGTCAGCGACTCGTTAAGCCATGGTAAGTTCTGGCAAACGCGGACGCTCTCCCCGAATACCATCATAGCTTGGTCCAACTTTGTAGCCGCGCTGTAAACCTGCGCTGCTGGCTCGTCGTCCGCAATAAGCCCATAAAGCATAATGGCAGAGCTAAAGGTAGACTTACCATTTTTACGCGGAACTTCT